TTGCCAATATTCCCCTTCCACGTCGACAATGACGCGGATTACAAAATCAAAGACCGCGTGGTTGTAAAGATTTAAATAAAATTTCATAGCGAGTGAGCGATTGCTAAAGGCAGTCGCTTTTTTGATTTAAAGGTGGTGATGACGGTGTGAACTTACTGACTAGAGTAAAAAATAAAGTAGTAGCGTTGCGGCGTGCGTGGAACGAGGCAGACCCGTCGAAGATAACGATGTCGTCGATAATGGAGTTGTTCAGCGGCAAAACGTATAACGAAATATCGGATTTAGGGGAGATAACGTATTTTACCTGCCTAAAAACGCTTTCGGAGAGTGTAGGTAAAATGCCGGTGTACCTAATGGACTCAGATAAACGCCGAATCACGAATCATGATACAAGTTATCTGCTGCAGGTATCGCCAAATGGAATTCAGACACCAACGCAATTATTTACATATCTTGAATATTGTCGGAATCATTACGGAAACGCTTATGCGTATTTGTATCGTGATAGCAAAAAGGAATTGCAGAAAATAATTCCGCTTAATTGTCGGCGAGTGCAAATATGGGTAGAGGAAGGCAAGGAATTTGATTCACGTGCCTATAAATATTTTTACACTGATGATTGTACAGGCAAAAGTTATTGGTTTAAGCCAGAAGAAATTTTGCATTTTAAATCGTGGGTGACAGAGGATAACTGCTTAGCAGGGAAATCAGTGCGTGAAATACTTGCAACGTCATTTAGCGGAGTAAAAGCAAGCTCAAAATTTCTAGCCGACTTACACCAACATGGTCTGATAGCTAATGCAGTTGTGAAATTCACGGGCGATTTAAAGCGTGAAAGTCAAGATTTGTTGCTCAACGAAATTGAAAGGCAAGCACGAGATAACAATCGCCGTATGATAACGTTGCCGATGGGCTTTGACCTGCAAAAATTAGATTTGACGTTAGCGGATAGTCAATTTTACGAGCTTAAAAAATATTCGGCACTGCAGGTAGCAGCGGCATTTGGTATTCCGTCATTTTATTTGAACGACTTGGAGAAAAGCTCATATGCAAACGCGGCAATGCAAAATTTACAGTTTTACACGTCGACATTGCTATATATTTTAAGTAGCTATGAACAGGAATTAAATCGTAAGTTGTTGACGCGAAAAGAAGTATCAGCCGGTTTAAATTTTAAATTTAACGTTTCGGTACTATTGCGCGGCGACGTTCAGCAGCAAGCGGAGATAATACAAAAATTCGTAAGTTCTGGCGTATATTCTCCAAATGACGCTAGACGCTGGCTAGATATGCCTCCGGTTGAAAATGGCGATAAATATCTCGTTAATGGCAACATGGTGCCGATTGACCGAGCCGGTGCCGCTTATGAACCAATAGGAGGTGATAACAGTGCTGAAAATAATGAATCAAGCTGACGGTAGCGCAGATTTGTATATTTACGGTGCGATAATCAATGACGACGAGGCAAATTGGATAAAGTATTGGCAGGAAAGTACAGAAGGTTATCAGTTTCCGGCAGACTTAAAGCGGCAACTCGACGGCTTGAAGGGCAAGGATTTAAAAATCTATATCAATTCGGACGGCGGTTTAATTCCGGCAGGTTTGGCAATGGCGCATATGATAGAGCGTCATGACGGCAAGACAACGGCAATCGTCGACGGATATTGTTGCTCCATAGCGACGCAAATATTTTTCGCGGCTGATAAGTGCCAGATACATGAAAATTCCTATCTGATGATTCACAAACCGTGGAGCATGGCAACTGGCAATGCTAATGAAATGCGCAAGGTTGCTGAAATTCTTGATACTTTGCAAGAAGGGTTGGAAACAACGTATCGTAAAAAAGCTCTGGACACAATCACAGCTGAAAAAATTCATGAAATGACAGAGGCTGAAACATGGTTAACTGGTACAGAAGCTAAGGATATATTTGATATAGAACTGTTAGACGCAAGCCCTACCATGAATTGTGTCGGCAGTATGGACAAATTAAAAGCGATAGGAGCAAAGAAAATCCCGCCTTCGCTTAATTTTTTGCCCGAAAAGAAAATGCCGGTTGATGATGATTGGGCACAGGTAGACCTTGCCCTTGCAATAGCGAAAGGAGTTTTGTAAATATGTTAAAATCAGACGAAATTAGGAAAGAAATTACAGCGAAAGTAGCCGAGACTGAAAAATATCGTAACGAGGGCAAAATCGCAGAGGCAAAAAACGCCGCGCAAGAAATTTTAAAGCTCAAAGACGAATTAGACGTTCAGTTGACGCTGGAGCAAACAAAGGACGAAGAATTTTTCGCAAGTGCTAAGCCTGTAAATGAAAATGCGGGCGAATTGGACAATGCGACACTCCGCAATCGCGCCTTTAACAAGCTTTTGTTTAACAAATTCGGACGCTTGACGGACGCGGAAAAACGCGCGTATTTCAACGTTTCGGGCACGCCCGGACAACCCGGACAGATTGAAAGTATCGACAATAAGGGCGGGTATTTGGTGCCGGAGGAGCAATTAACGCAAATTCGCGAGTTCAGAAAAGCTTATACGTCGCTCAAAAGTTATTGTCACGTTGTACAGGCAAATTCGACAAGCGGGAAATGGCCGACGCTCGGTGAGGAAAGTGGCGTACTGGTAAATTTCTCTGAATTAACTGATATTCAAGAGTCGGATTTTGAATTCGGGCAAGCCGGCTATGAAATTGCCGATTATGGCGATATTATTCCGGTATCGAATCAGCTGATTGCAGACGCTAACGTTAATATCTTGTCGATAATTGGTCAGCGTCTTGCGAGAAAATCAGTTAATACCGAAAACGCGCTTATCCTCTCGAAATTAAATGCGTTGACTGCTACAACGATTAGCGATTTTAAAGGCTTGAATAAGGCACTGTTGCGCGACCTCGACCCAGTTTATTTCAGCAATGCCAAAATTTATACTAACCAAGACGGTTTCCTTTGGTTGTCGAATTTGGTTGATGGACAACAACGTCCGCTGTTACAGCCGGATGTCACTGCGCCAGATATTTATCGTTATAAGGGCAAACCTGTTGTTGTGGTGCCGAATAGTACATTGCCGAATACTACGGCTAGCGGTACGACGACTGCGCCGTTCTTTGTAGGTAATCTTGCTGATTATCTGCTGTTCTTTGAGCGTCAAGGCGTAGAGATTGCAGTTTCTACCGAGTATCTTTTTGCTAAATATGGAACGGCTCTGCGTTGCGTTGTTAGGTTTGGCGTTGCGCTTGATGATACGGACGCAATTAAGGCTTATAACGTGGTGATTAGTTGAGGTTAAGTCATGGCAATTACAGTTGCAGACGCAAAGCTTTATCTTCGCGTTGACGGCGAAGATGAAGACGAGCTGATACAAAAACTTCTTGATGTAGCCGACAGCTACTTAACCAATGCGATAACCGATTATTCAGCGTTGTACGAATCAAACGAAAAGTTCCAGGCTCAAGCGGATTTATTGACAATGGTATTGGTCAGCGAACAATTTAACAATCGTGACGGGCGCAACGATTCGCGCCGCGACTTTTCGGTCGTGATTCGCTCTATGATAAATCAGTTGCAGTATTTTACGGCAGGTGATTCGTCGTGAAAACGGTTGGCGGATTTATTGCAAATACAAGCGTTGATGACTTGTCAGAAAGAATCAGCGTGCGAAATTACGTTACCAAACGCAATGAGCGCGGCGATATTCTAAACTCTGTAGAATTTGAGCGTTGTAAAGTTTGGGCGAAGATTTTGCCGACAACGGCGCGAATCAGCGATATTCAACCTGAACGCACAAATAAAGTTAGCTATCGAGTAACTATTCGGTACCGTGATGACATTAAGCCCGACGATGAAATTATTTGGCGCGGACGCCGCTTGAAACTTTTAACGCCGCCTTTCGACGCAGAAAGCAGGAAAATTTATCTGGTTATGGATTGTGAGGAGGTGGTTGAAGATGAGCAGTCGCCGTAGTCGTTATCGCGGCATAGGTTTTGGCAACGAACTGAACAATTTAGGCACCACTGAAACATTGCGGCAACTCCGCGAAATGGGCGAACACGTTGTAGAGGCGGCGAAAGTGGCATTGGCACGCGGCGTAGACGAAGTGGTTGCCGACGCAAAAAACCGTTGCCCAGTACGGACAGGCAGGTTAAAAGCGTCAATCAAAGCTACGCCAAATAGTAGCGGCACGTCTTATAAAATCTCCGCTGACGCTCAAAATGACGACGGTTTTTACTATGGGCAAATTGTCGAATTCAGCCCAAAACCGGGATTCAGACCATTTCTTTATCCTGCTATCGAGGCGAATTTGGGCAGGATACATGGCAATATACGAGCCGCAATTAATCAAGCTATACAAACGGGGCATGCATAATAATGGAAACTTACATGCTTGAAAATGGAGTATACGCCGCGCTTACCAGTAATGCCGAATTACTTGACGTTTTGCCACTCCGCGAAAAGGCGATATATCATTACGTGGCACCGTCGGCAGACCCGAAACGGTATCCGATTATCGTTTACTCACCCATTTCAGATGTTCCCGCGCTTAACGGCGACAATCGCGAAATTGCGCACCGCGTGACAATTAGGATACACGTTATCGAGGCGCAAAGGCGAGATGATGATGAAGAACAAAATTTTATCACCGCCTGTCGCTTAGTCAAAAATATCATGGAGGATATTGGTTTTGTGAGGCGCCAGACAACGCCGTTCAGCGACGACGGCAAAATTATGAGGATTTTTGATTTTGTGAAAGGTGTTGAAAGTTAATGGCTCAAATTGGTTTGAAAAATTTCCATTACGCAAAACAGTTGACGGACAACGCGCCCGACGGCACAACTGCAGGCTCGGCGACTTATGCGACGCCTAAAAAAATTGGCAACGCTGTTTCCGTTGACATCAACCCGACGACTAACACCGCTAACCTTTACGGCGATGACAGCGCGGTCGCCACGGCTATCAGCTTAGGCGAAATTACCGTCACTCTGGAGACTACCGATATTCCGCTCGAAGACCAAGCCATTTTGCTCGGTCACTCCTATGACAGCGTTTCCGGCACGCTCACTGCTAAAGGCTCCGACAGTGCGCCCGACGTTGCCATTCTCTTTGAATCAGAAAAGCACGACGGCGTTATTCGGTGCGTCAAACTCGTTAAGGGCAAATTCGCGCCCGCCGAGGAAAACATTGCCACTAAAGGCGAAAATCTTGAGTATCAGGTGCCGCAAATCACCGGCACTTTCGTCACGCGGCAATCCGACGGCGCGTGGAAAATCGTTAAGGACTTTGCTAAAGGTGCCGACACTTCCGAGTGGTATGCGTCGGTTTAAAAATTAACGAATTTAACGGCGTTTATGGCATCGTGCCCGGTTCAATCAAAGTGCTAATCGCGTAAAAAAATTATTTCAGCAGAAGCCGTCCGACAGCGGGCGGCTTTTCTGCTTGTTCGGAGGGATAAATCATGGAAAAACCGACAATAATAACAATCGACGGCAAAGCGCACGTCATGCGCGACTTGAAGGGTAAAGATTGGCGGCTGTTCGGCGAATTCGCGGATAATGCGCCTTCCTACGTTGAGGCGGATTTTTTGGAAAAGCACGCGGGATTTGTGGCGCAGTTCTTCGAGGACGTGACTGCCGATGATGTGCTTGATTTGCCGCTTGAA